TGCAGTTTGTAGCCCTCGTTGATATGCCCGCTATCGAAAAACCCTTCCAAGCCTTCGCCAAGACCCCGCAACGCTTTGCCGAAACGGGTGAACGCAGGGTGCTGACTGGACCGCTCATGCTGGCCGATACGCCCATCTACCGCAAGGACGACACCTACGGGGAGTACTATGTCGTATTCGACAAAGCCACCATCCGCAAAATCGTGCAGAAGTACTTCAAGCAAGGAAACCAGCACAATGTCAATGCCTACCACAATGCCGAACTCGATGGCGTGTTCATGTTTGAATCCTACATCACCGACACCGAGCGGGGCGTAATGGCCCCCAAGGGCTACGAGGACACCCCCGACGGCTCTTGGTTCGGCTCCTTCAAAGTGGAGAACGACGAAGTGTGGGAGAACCGCCACGCCTTCAAGGGTTTTTCGGTGGAGGGGCTCTTTGGCATGAAGAACACAGGCACGGAATTAGAGGTCGCACTTGCGGGCCTCGCAGACGATTTGACCAACTTTTTGCAACAATTACAACCTAACTACAAATCCCTTTAATCTATGAACCTGAAATCAGCCATTGACACTCTCCGCACCGAGTTGCGGAAGTTCACAACCCAAAAGCAAGCCTTTGCCGACTACAAGTTGGTGGACGGTACTGTTGTCCGAGTGGACGGCGACCTCGTTGCAGGTACTGCCGTCTATGTCATCACCGAGGACGAAACCCTGCCCGCTCCCGATGGTGAGCATCAAGTGGAAGGCGTTGGTGTCATCAAGACCGAAGGTGGCAAAATCACCGAAGTCGTTGTAGCCGAAGCCCCAGCACCTGCTGCCGAAGTTGCGGCCCAAGAGGTAGAAATCGAGGTTTCCCCCGAAGGCGAAGCACCCGAAGCCCCTGCCGCTCATGGAGTAGGACTGACCCCCGAAGCCGTTCAAGAAATCGTCGCCAAGCACCTTGCCGCTATCATGGACGAGTTGAAGGCTGCCATGGAAGTGGAGATGGGTAAGATGAAGGACAAGATGGCCGCATTTGCCAGCCAAATGGAAACCATGACCGACATCGTCGAGAAGGTCGCAGAACTCCCATCCGAAGCCCCCAAGCCAACCGCATCCGCAATCGTGGAACAACGGAAGGCCGCTGCCCAGCAGAACTTCAATGCCCTCGCACAAGCAATCCAAACTCTTAAAAAATCCAATTAATCCTTAACCCCCTTAAAACAAAACCATGAGTTACTCATTCGTTTCCCCGCTGACTACTTACACCGAGCAGCAGCGTTTACCGCTCATCACTAAGGCCGTGTTCTCGGCCCGTTCCGCAGCCTTGTTCACCAAGCAGGTGGGCATCAAGTCGGCTGCCGCCCTCAACCTCATGGACACCGATGCAAATATCGCTGGTGGCGATGTATGCGGTTGGACCCCAACAGGCAACACGACCTTCACTCAACGGAATATCACCGTTGGCCGCATGAAAATTCAAGAGGCTCTTTGCCCTCGCTCGCTTGAACAGTACTGGATGCAGTCGCAGTTGACCGCTGGTTCTACCTACGACGGCGTACCATTTGAGCAAGCATTCTCCGAGCAGAAGGCTCTCCGCATCGCCGAAGCGTTGGAGAACGCTATCTGGCAGGGTAACTCCTACTTCAGCGGTGTCAACCAACTGCTGAACGCTGCATCGGGTTCTACCGTTCTTGCCAACGCTTCCGCCACCACTTGGAACCCAGTATCGGCTTCCGTTGGTATCACCACTTCCAATGTCATCAGCATCTTTGACAAGGTTTACAACGACATCCCGCAGGCCATCTTGACCCGTAATGACCTTGTAATCTTCTGCGGTTGGAACAACTTCCGCACCTTGATTGGAGCCTTCAAAGCCAACACAGGTGTTATGTATAACCAAGTGGATTTGCAGGGCCTTGCCGATGGCGACATCGTTTACCCAGGCACGAATGTCCGTGTCGTTGCAGTGCCAGGATTGCTTGGAACCAACCGCATCGTCTGCACCTACCTTGGCAACCTGTTCTACGGAACCGACTTGCTGAGCGACGAGGAGAACTTCTCCTTGTGGTACTCGCAGGACAACGATGAAGTCCGCTTCCAAGCCGCCTTCAAAGCAGGTGTGCAGTTCGCCTATCCCGACTTGATGGTTGACTTCCGCTTGGCCTAAGTGTAAGGGGGGAGGGAAACTTCCCCCCGCTTTTTATTCTTGCAACTCACAAAATAAATATACACTATGTCTTGCTCCCTAACTACGGGCTACGCCCTCGGATGCCGTGATTCAGTCGGCGGCATCAAAACTGTCTTTGTCCAAGCCTTCAACGCCACAGGCTCCGTGAACACCAACGGCAGCGGAACGGTCACAGGTTTCACGGGTTTCTCATCGGGATTCTACGAGTACGACTTGACCAAGGCCACTTCGTCCATGACGGAAACCTTGAACGCAAGCACCGAGAACGGAACCTTGTTCTACACTCCCGAAGTAACCTTTACCATCAACAAGTTGCAGACCGCCGTGCGGAATGAACTGCGCCTCTTGGCTCGGAATCGATTGCTGGTCATCGTCCAAGACAACAACAACCGCTACTGGGTGTTGGGTGCTGCGAATGGCTTGGAAGCCTCCGCTGGGACTGCTGGAACGGGTACTGCATTCGGTGACCGTTCAGGCTACGAGATGACGCTGACGGGCATGGAACCCGATGCAATGCTGAACATCTTGCCAGCAACATTCTCTGCGCTGACCGCACAAATCAGCGGGTCGTAGCGTATCTTTGACCTGCGGGCCTCATACCCCGCAATGGTTTAGTGGTCTGGGCCATCTCGCAAGGGGTGGCCCTTTTTTTTGTACCTTTGGGCATGAGAATTTGCATCGTTTACAATGCCCACCCGACGGGGTGTTCTTTTTACCGACTGGAAATGCCCAACGCTTACTTGGGCGACAACTACACCGAGTTCGATTATGTGTGTGTAGATAACATCGCCAATGTGAAAGATGAGGACCTAAAGACGGTTGATGTGTGGCTATTTAATCGTTTGTGGTGTCAAGGTACGCTGGACCAAATTCGGAAGGTCTACGAGGCTCTGACGGCGTTTGGGGCCAAGGTGATATTGGACCTTGACGACTATTGGGTGCTGGAGAGCGGCCATATCATGTACCGACACTATTTGTCCACCAAACTTGACGAGCAGATTCGTGAGCATATCCGTCTTGCTGACCATGTGACCACGACCACCGAACACCTTGCCCAAAAGATTCGCCTGCTCAACAAGGCCGTGACCATTCTGCCAAACGAACCCTACGAAGCCTACCAGCAGTACCTTCCCGACACGACGGCCGAACCCGAACCGCACCTGTTCAAAATCGGGTGGTTCGGAGGTGCGCAGCATCAGGAAGACATTGCCCTCGTTGAGCATTCCTTCGGCCTGCTGGCCCACGACAAATCGCTGGACGGGAGGTATAAGATTTACCTTGGCGGGTGGAACGATGGCAACCCCGTCTATGACGATTACGAGCGGATGCTATCCTGCCGTGGCTTGAACAAGAATTACGGCAGAATCCAAGCGGCTGACATCTACTCCTATGTGGGCGGGTACAACTTCATCAACGCCACCATTGCCCCGCTCCGGGACACAAAGTTTAACCGGCTCAAATCGGAGTTGAAAGTCGTGGAAGCAGGCTGGATGGGCAAGGCTATAATTGCATCGGAAACCATCCCTTATACGGATATACTGGTACACGGCCACAACGGTCTGCTCATCCCCTACGGCAAGAAAGACGCTTGGTATAAGGCGGTCCGCAAGTTCGTGAACGAACCCGACTACGCTCGCTCCCTTGCCGTGCAGTTGAGCAAGGATGTTCGGGAGCGCTTTGACATCAGCAAGACCGCCGAGCGGAGGGCCGAACTGTACCGAAGCATCGGGCGCAAATTGTGAAATTCGGGCGCATCCTACATTTAAGGATAGCGTGATATACCTATCCCCCAACACCACCAACACGATTGTCGTCACTTGGACGCAGCGGGCCTCTACGGGCGACCGTTACATCTTGCGGCTGACCAACATCGCCAAGAATGTCACGACCGACTTCACCCTGCTGAAATCGGCCAACCTTTCCTCCTACACCAACCGCTATGACAAATTTTCGCTTGCCGTGGGGTCGCTTGAAACAGGCTCGTATAAGTATGAGGTTTACGATACCTCTTCCACGGTTAGCGCAGCAACTGCGGTGGTTGAAACGGGCTTGGCGTATGTACAGGTAGTTTCGCTCACATTCAACACCTACGCCAATTCCATCCAGTACACCGTCTTCGGGGCATCCGATGAGCGAGTGTTTGATTCCACCTTTGACCCATCTTTCGCATGAGCGTACAAACAAGAACGCAGTTGCAGACGAGTGCCGCAACTATCACCACCGAAACCGCCGCAGGAGCGAACACCGCCGCCCGTGTGGGTGGACTATTCGACGACCTCGCAGATACCGCCACCTTGGACCGAGAGCGGGGCGTGGCGAACCTGTACCTTGACGAATCCAAGAACTTCACCCCGACCCAAGGGCAAGCCGTCAAGTTAACAACCCCGCTAAAATCGGGGCTGCTGACTACCTACAACTTTACCCGCACAACCACCGCCATCACCTACACAGGGACGACGAGTGCTGCTTTGCGGGTGTCTGCCAGCATGGTATTCTCGCAAGGGAACGGCAACCAAATAATCATCTACATTGCCAAGAACGGAACCATCATTCCGCAGTCCATGACTGACATCACCACGGGCCACAACAACGGCCATGCGGTCACGATTGAAGCCGTTCTGCAAGGTGCAGTCAATGACGAGTTTACCATCTACATCAACGCCGTGAGCGATGGCGGTGCTATCACGATTTCGGCCCTCAACTTCACCGTCCACACGCTATGAGTATAAAACAATCATTCACCCAATGGCTTGGGATTGAGCACAAGGTCCCCGTGATGCTTGAAAACAAAGCGGGCAAGTACATCACCTATGGGGCTTTCAACGAGTACCCCTACTATCTGCTGGACAACTACCGAAGAAGCAGCAAGCACAACGCTATTGTGAACGGGAAGGTGAACTACATCGTGGGCGGTGGCTGGCAACCTGGGGAAAAGATGACCGTGGAGCAGCAGGCCCGCTACGCCAAGTTTTTTGACGGGTTGAGCGAGCATGATGACTTGAATGACATCACCGAAAAACTCGTCCTCGACCTGGAACTATTCAACGGGTTTGCCGTTGCGGTGACTTGGAACAAGATGGGAACCATTGCGAAAATGGAACACATCCCCTTTGAAAAGATTCGTGTGGACAAGGACGAGCGGATGTTCCAAGTGGCCGATTGGTACGACGATGCGATGATCCAACTCTATCCCAAAATCGGGGATGTCGAAAAGATTCCCGCCTTTGATGCTGACAACCGAATCGGTAAGCAGTTGTTCTATTACAGGGTGTACGCAGCAGGCGTGAAGTCCTATCCGCTCCCCGAATACATGGGTGGCTTGGCGTGGATTGAAGCGGATGTGCAGGTGGCGAACTTTCACAACAACAACCTGCGCAACAACTTTTGGGGTGGGTATTTAATCAACTTCAACAACGGCATCCCGACACCCGAAGAACAGGGCGACATTGAGCGTCAAATCAAGCGCAAGTTTTCGGGGACCGACAATGCGGGACGCTTCGTGGTCACCTTCAACGACGATGTGTCCAAGGCTCCAACGCTTGAACCGCTGACCCCGAGCGACATGGACAAGCAGTTCGAAATCTTGAACAAGGCCATCCAGTCGGAAATCTTTATTTCGCACCGTGTCGTGAACCCCATGCTCTTTGGTGTGAAGACCGAAGGCCAACTTGGAGGCAGGCAAGAACTGGTTGAGGCGTACGAACTATTTAAGGCCACATACATCAACGACCGTGTCCGCAAAGTGGAGCGGATGATTAACTACTTGGGTTCGTTTAACGGCGTGGAGGGTATGGAACTTATTCCCGTGGAACCCATAACGGAGCGTCTATCCGAAGCCGCCCTGCTGACTATCATGACCCCCGAAGAACTCCGTGAGAAAGCGGGCCTACCTGCGTTGGAAAAGCAACCCGCCGATGTCGTCGGTCCGAATCCCCAACCCGACGAAGTTCCCCAAACCCCTGTGGTCATGGGCAACGACAACATCAAGAAACTATCGGGCAGGGAGTACCAGAACTTGATGCGAATCGTCCGTCATTACGCACAGGAAAAAATCACCTTGGAGATGGCCCGCACGATGCTATCCGCTGGTTTCGGTCTAACCCCCGAAGAGGTGAACACTCTGCTCGGAGTGCAAGAGCAGGCGTTTTCCGAGCCTACATGGGGCGAAGAGGACGATGAGGACTACGGATGGGGGGACGAGGAATTTAAAGTCTTAGAGGTGGTCGCAAGCAAGTTTGGGAGCAACGCAGACGACTATGTTGTCATGCACAGTAAGCCAATGCGGTTTGATGCCGACTTAGACGACCAAGTGCGCCAAGCCTTCGCAGAACTGGGGGAGGAAGAGAAGGAACTGGATTCAAAGATTGAAGCCTACCGCAAGAAGAATCGGGACGCATCGGTGGAAGAAATGGCCAAGGAATTTGGAGTGAGCAAGGCGAAGGTCGCTAAGCGGGTCGCTTACTTGATTACGAAAGACCGTTACCCCATCGCCCGTACCGTGGACCAAATCGCCAAGGAAGGAGCCAAGCCAACGGATGAGCCCGTGCTGGAAGTGAGGTACAAATACTCTTGGGCGGCAGGTTTCAGCAACAAGGACAAGAGGACCAGCCGTGAGTTCTGCAAGGTCATGCTGGACCTCGCTGACCAAGGGAAGGTCTATACCCGTGACGACATCAATGGTATTTCCAACATCATGGGATATAGCGTATGGAACCGCCGTGGTGGATGGTATCATACCGCAAGCGGAGTGAATCGCCCTCAATGCAGACACATTTGGGAGCAGCAACTCGTCATCCGCAAAGGCAATAAAATCACGAAAGCATGAAGGCACTATTCATATCCGAACAAACCCTGCTGGAGAACTCGGTCATAAACGAGAATGTTTCCTTTACGCAGATACGGCCCACCATCGTGAAGGTCCAAGAGATGCGGATTCAGCCAATCGTTGGGTCTGCTCTTTATAGCGAAATGGTGACGCAAGTGGTGAGCGGTACGACAACTGCACTCAACACCACGCTATTGGAGGACTACATCCAACCCGCCATGGTGCAATGGCTCTACTACGAACTCCCGATGGTCTTGGCGTTCAAGTACATGAACAAAGGAATGGTCCGCAGAACCAGTGAGGAATCTTCCCAAATGTCCATGGACGAGATTACCCGCCTCACCGACAAAGTGAAGAACGATGCCGAGTGGTACTCGGAGCGAATCACCCGCTACCTCATGGAGC